TTGCAGTTATATGAACCCTGACGAAATCTTAGAGCCAACCTGTATCAGTTTTTCTGGTGGTAGAACATCCGCATATATGTTGCATAAAGTATTAGAGTGCGGGGGGGGCAACTGCCAAGCGATGCTGTTGTCTGTTTTGCCAACACAGGCAAAGAAGATGAGGCAACTTTAAAGTTTGTACATGACTGCCAGACGCATTGGAATGTGCCGATTGTTTGGCTTGAGTACCAAGATGCAGAAGAATCTAAAGATCGGTTTAAAGTTGTGAGTTTTGAGACAGCCAGCCGTGATGGTGAGCCGTTTGAGGCGGTGATTCGCAAAAAGCAATATTTGCCTAACCCAGTAACAAGGTTTTGCACAGTTGAGCTAAAAATTAGAACAATTGCTAACTATTTGTTTTCCATTGGAATGTGCGAAACAAGAAGCAAAGGCGAATACATGAGTTGGGTAGGTATTCGTGCAGACGAGCCAAGACGAGCCGCCAAGATTCCGCGAGACAGAACGCCATTAGTAACGGCTGGCGTGTCTAAAGAAATGGTGGGAGAGTTCTGGAGAAATCAGCCGTTTGACCTTGGATTGCCAAACTTTAACGGGGTGACCTATCACGGTAACTGTGATTTGTGCTTTCTTAAAGGGCAAAGCCAGACCATGAGTTTAATTGCAGAAAAACCAGAAAGAGCCGTCTGGTGGGCTAAAATGGAGGCACTGGCACTGGCACTGGCAAGCAAGCCTAGCGGTGCGCGTTTTCGCAAAGACCGCGCTGGATATGCCCAAATGATGCAATTCGCTGCCGATCAGCACGACTTCATTGGCAATGATGAAACCATCCCTTGTTTCTGTGGGGATTAAATGCGCTACAACCTAGATGACCAGGCTCAAGCCACGAGCCTGATGAAACATTTATGGCCAAAGGTTAAAGACGCATTGGCTGCGGGTAAAAAGCTGACGTTAGAAATCAAGCCAGCCAGCAAGAGCCGCGACCAAGAGGAAAAGTATCACGCCATCATTGGTGACATTGCCAAACAAGCGCAGCACATGGGCGCTAAGTGGGATGCTGAAACGTGGAAAAGGCTATTAGTGGACAAATATGTCCGTGAAATAGGGTTAACAAGCAAAATAATGGCTAATCTGGATAACGATGGATTGGTGCAACTTGGCGTACAAACCCGCAAATTCACAAAAGAACAGGCCAGCGAGTTTGTGGCATTTTTAATCTGCTGGTGTGACCAAAACGGGATTGAACTAAATGATGATTCCAAAGTTTAGCTATTACCGTAGCAAAAAGCATTTAAAGAACGTGGCCAGCTTGCCTTGCCAGAATTGCTACATAGAAGACCAAACGCAGGCAGCACATTCAAATTGGGCGGAACATGGCAAAGGACGAGCGATTAAGGCAAGTGACGAGTTTACGGCTGCACTCTGCCAGACCTGCCACACAGAATTAGATTCAGGCGCTAGACTGAGTAAAGAACAAAGGCGTATGCTTTGGGATATGGCTTACCACAGAACGGTCATTAGGTTAAAATCACAAGGACTATGGCCAGATGAACTTTCAAAAGATTGATTTTCTTGCTAAAATTTAACAAACCCTATTGGAGTTGCCATGCCTGGACTTTTAGCCCCTGCCGCAGAAATCAAGATTGAGATTGAAGAAATCGAGAACGACAAGCCCGTTATTGATGGCTTGACCAAAGAATCAAACGAAAAGACCCGCGAAACTCTGATGGAAACTCAGATGTTTGGCCCCATGAAAACCGCCCAGCCTAACGGTGAATTCTGGCGCAACCTGTCTAACGTCTGGCGTACATCACCAGATCAAGCCAAGCGCCAACTGTGCGCTAACTGCGAATACTTTGATGACGCACCAGAATGTATCGAAGCAATGGAAGTTGTGCCAGAAGACGAATTCGACAAAGATGGTGGTGGCCGTGGTTATTGCCATAAGTTTGAATTTATCTGCCATAACCTTCGTGTGTGCAAATCTTGGGAAAAAGCATCCGTAATGATGGAGGAAGATGATGAATAAGATGATGAAAAAGCCAAAGCCGATGGATAAGCCAAAAACCCCATCAATGATGTTCAAAAAGCCATCTGAAACAAAGATGCCTATGCGTGGTCAGCGCACAATGAAGAACAAGGCTAAAAAATGATTAAGCGGGGTACTGAGCAATTCTCTGGTTATAACAAGCCAAAGAAGACCCCAGGCCATCCAACCAAGAGCCATGCTGTTCTTGCAAAGAGTGGTGAGGATGTAAAGCTCATCCGCTTTGGTCAGCAGGGTGCAAAGGGAAGCCCAGACGGGACAAAGCGCAATGAAGCGTTCAAAGCCCGTCACGCAGAGAATATCGCCAAGGGCAAGATGAGTGCAGCATACTGGAGTAACCGCGTTAAGTGGTGAACAATTCCAAATGGTGATACAATGCTTCAAAGGAGAAGCGTATGCCAAATGGAAATCTAAAACACGAAGTGCAATGTCCAAAGTGTGCGGAGAAAAGAATGGTTCGATCTGATGTTATTGCAAAATTAACAAGTCAGGACAAGCCGTTAATCTGTAAACCATGCCATAACAAAATGAGGTTTGATGGCCGAGATCATCCGCGCAAAGGGTCTGGTGTAAGAAACAATCCAGAATTAGCGAGAACGCAAAGCAGTTATTACAAAGCAAAACAGCGTTGCAAAATGGGCAAAGAACATCATCTTTGCTATGAAAAGGTCGAATTTAAGTTTGATTCATTGCAACATATGATTGATTGCATAGGAATCCGACCAGAAGGAATGACTCTTGATAGAATCAATCCACTTGGTCATTACGAGCCTGGGAACGTAAGATGGGCAACGGCTAAACAACAAACAGATAACAGGCTCCCAAGGGGATACTGGACAAAACAAGGTTAAATGGTGACAACATGGCAGACTACATCGGAGCGACCCCGCAAGTAAACCCTTTGATGGGGTTGTTAGCCGAACGTCTAAAGCAAGCGCAACAGTTTGCTGCCAAACCATTCGGGTACTCAAACCCACCCGCTGAAATACTGATGAACCTTTTAGGGATTCCAGCAGTACAGCAGACAGCCGAGCGTTATGCCTATGGCGAGCCAATGACCACAGGCAGGGGTATGACTACCCAAGTGCGCCCTGAAGTCTTAGAAGCTGCGATGGCGGTTGCTCCTGCTGCTGGTTTGCTTGGTCGTGGCGTAGAGCGTGGCGCAATGGCTGCTGGTCGTGCTGGTGAGCGTTTAGCTGAGAGGGTTGTGCCGCAAGTTATGGAGCGTGGCGGCTTGCCAGCTCAGTTGTTTCAAGATTTGGGGCAGGGCTCTATTAGGCCAATGGATGTTTGGCATGGTTCGCCTCATGGACCGTTTCCAAAGTTTGATTCGTCAAAGATTGGCACAGGAGAAGGCGCTCAAGCCTATGGTCATGGTCTTTACACAGGCGAGGCTCGCGGCACAGGTGAAGAATATCGTAAAGTTTTAACTGGCAATCAATACGGTGATAAGTTAGTGCCTACTGTTGATGGAATACCATCTGATACTCCAATTCTGCGTAATTTGGTTCGTAATGGTCAATCTCCTGAAGATTTTATTGCATCAATGCAAAACAAGTTGAAAAGCCAAGAGGCTGCATTAAGCAAAGCAAGCAAAGAAGAAATTTTGCCTGGTGTTTCTGATTACGACATGGCTGAGATGGCGCTTGGGGAGACCAAAAAGATACTTGATGAAGCAAAAGGCTATGTAGGCAAAGAAATCAAAGCCGAGCCTGTTGGTTTTCTGTATAAGGTAGACCTACCAGACGAAGCAATTGCCAAAATGCTTGACTTTGATAAACCTGTAAGCAAGCAGCCAACTGTAATGAGCGCTTTACGATCAGAAGCAGAGCAACGGGTGCGCGACAGAAAACTTGCCGACATAGAGAATGATATTAGAGCGTCATTGCCTAAACAAGATATTGGTAACGACTATATGGCTATGTTTAGCGATGCTAACGTGGCTGTAAACCAAGACGTTCAAGCAAAAGCCCTAGCGAAGCTAAACAAGATGGACTTAAAGGACTTGGTAGACAAAGAACTTGATTCCATGAAGCCACTTGATATGAATTGGAACATGACAGGAAAAGAGTTCTATGAACTTCTGTCTAAACGCACAGGCTCGCCAGAAAAGGCATCTGCAATGCTTCAAGCGCAAGGTGTGACAGGTAATCGTTACTTAGACCAAGGAAGTCGTAACTATGAAAGTGGGACTTCAAACTTTGTTGTATATCCTGGTAATGAAGATTTGCTAAGGATTATGGAAATAAACGACAAACCTTATGAGCAATGGTTTCCTAAAGCAAATCTGTTAGACTAAAGTTTTATTAAGGAGCCAACAAGCCGAAAGGAATTGGTAAACAAAATGAGTAAAGTAGGAAGACCAATGGGCAAGCTACATCAGGATGATGTACGCAAGAAAATCCAAGTAAGTCAATTGATAAATGTTTTGCAAGATCATGCACTTACTGGTGAGGGAGAGATAACGCCCACCCGCATGAAGGCAATCGAGATATTGTTGAGAAAATCTATACCAGACCTGAGTGCTGTTGAGCTATCTGGTGACCCAGACGCTCCAATTGAGTTAAAGGTTTCATGGCTGAAATAGTTATCCCTTACTCTCCAAGGGAACAGCAGATCAAGATTCACGACCTGATAGACGAGAAGCGGTTTACTGTCGTGGTGGCACACAGGCGCATGGGCAAGACTGTATCGGCCATCAATCACCTGATCAAAGCGGCTATCCTGAACACAAAGGAAGCTCCAAGGTATGCCTACATTGCCCCGACCTATGGCCAAGCCAAGCGGGTAGCGTGGGATTACCTTGTAAAGTACGTCAAGCCTTTAGGGGGTACAGAAAACATCTCCGAGATGCGGGTTGACTTTATGGGGCGTAGGATTCAGCTATACGGCTCAGACAACCCAGACAGCCTGCGAGGGCAATACTTTGATGGTGTGATACTTGATGAAATCGGCGACCAAAACCCAAAAATCTGGACAGATATTGTCCGACCAGCACTTGCAGACCGCCTTGGCTGGTGCTTATTTATTGGCACTCCAAAAGGCCACAACCACTTTAAAGAACTCCGAGATCGAGCAGAAACAGAAGCCGATTGGGGTTTGCTTGAGTTCAAAGCCAGCCAAACCAACGTAATTGCTGAGAGTGAGCTTGAGGCGGCCAAGTCCGAGATGGGTGAGGATAAGTACCTCCAAGAGTTTGAGTGTTCGTTTAACGCTGCGGTAGAGGGTTCTTATTACGGTCAAATCCTGAACGACCTAGAGGCTAAGAACCACATCCAAGAGATTCCAAGGGATGATCTTTGCCGAACAATAACGGCTTGGGACTTGGGGATGGGGGACAGCACAGCTATCTGGGTGGCTCAGATTGCAGGCTCAGAGATTCGATTGATCGACTATTACGAGAACAACGGGGTTGGTCTGGATAAGTATGTGGCCTGGCTCAAAGAGAATCATTGGGACACAGCCGAGCAAATCCTGCCGCATGACGTACAGGTCAGGGAATTAGGGTCAGGCAAGAGCCGCCTCGAGGTCTTACAAGAAGCAGGTCTAAACGTCAGAGTGGCTCCAAGAATGGGCATTGATGACGGGATTCAGGCGGTAAGACGGCTTTTACCGAGGTGCTGGTTTAACGTACCCAAGGTTAAGGTAGGCTTAGATTGCCTGAGAAACTACCGCAGGGACTATGACGACAAGCGAAAGGTGTTCTTTGACAGACCCTTACATGATTGGTCAAGCCATGCGTCTGATGCTTTCAGGTACTTAGCCATCGGGATGGATGAAGGCTCAAGCTGGACACGATCTGTTAATAAACCAGCAAAGTGGGTAATATGATCTTAATGAGACAAGGCGACATTGCAGGCGCTCGCAAAATAGCTGCCTTAGAAGCTAGAATAGAGGCGCTTGAAAATATGGTAAAAGCTATACAATCGGAGCAACGCCCCAAATTAGGCAGGCCAGCAAAGGTAAAACATGAGCCAACAGAAACTCAAAGCGATTCTGGACTCGGAGATTGATAACTCAATCGGATTCTTAGAGACAGAAACAACCCAACAACGCACAGACGCATTATCTTTTTATCTGCGTCAGCCATTGGGCAACGAGGTAGAGGGTAAGTCAGCTATCGTTACAGGCGAAGTAGCCGAAGCGGTTGATGGCTGCTTGCCTTCATTGGTTCGCATCTTTTCATCATCTGACGAAGTGGTCAGGTTTGACCCTAGAGGCCCGCAAGATGAGGCAGGCGCTAAACAAGCTACCGAGTACTGCAACTGGGTATTCATGCGCGACAACGCTGGCATCATCATCATGCACGACTGGTTTAAGGATGCGCTCCTCCAGAAGGTTGGCGTGGTTAAAGCCTATTGGGAAGACAAAGAAGACGTTACAAAAGAAAAGTATCGTGACCTTTCCGATGATGAATTGGCCATGCTGCTGTCTGACGAAACAATGGAAGTCATTGAAAAGGACATTGTTGAGAATGAGTTACTTGACCCCGCAGGTAACCCCGTCTTAGACCAGATGGGCAAGCCTGTGATGTATTCATCCAACAGCGTGACCGTTCAAAAGAAAAAGAAGTCTGGCCATGTTGTCATTGAGAACGTGCCGCCAGAGGAGTTCTTGATCTCCAAGCGAGCCAAGAAAAGCCCTGCTGATTCGCCATTCGTAGCGCACCGCCGCCTTATTACCCGCAGCGACCTGATTGCAATGGGCTTTGATAAAGACATTGTGGAAGGCTTGCAGGCGTCTAACTCGCTGACTTACTCGCCTGAGTACCTTGCCCGTGTAGCGCCAGGTGAGAATCCTGATGACGGTATTTCTATTGATGAGTCAATGGAGACAATCGAAGTATTTGAGTGCTATATAACCGCAGATATAGATGGAGACGGCATAGCAGAACTTCGCCAAGTGTTCTACGCATCAAACGAAATCCTGAGTGATGAGGAAACAGATTACATCCCGTTCCATTCGCTCTGCCCGATTCCAACGCCGCACAAGTTCTTTGGCGAGTCTATGGCAGACCGCACAATGGACTTACAGTTAATCAAGACCACAATCACCCGTCAGATTCTTGATAACCTCTATCTGACAAACAACGCTCGCGTGACTGCTGTTGACGGCCAAGTAAACCTTGACGATCTGCTGACGGCTACGGCTGGCGGTGTTATCCGAATCAAGTCCCAAGGCGCTGTGCAACAGTTGGCCGTTCAACCCGTGGCACAGCAGGCTTTCCCGATGCTTCAGTATCTGGACAGCATCCAACAAAAGCGCACAGGCGTGACAGACGCAAGCCAAGGTCTAGACGCATCCATCCTGCAAAACGTAACGGCCACCGCTGTTGCTTCTATGCAACAAAGTGCAGCAGGCAAGATCGAGATGATTGCCCGAATCTTTGCTGAGACAGGTGTTAAGTCGCTGTTTAAAGGTATCTTGCACCTTCTCTGCAAGTACCAAGACAAAGCCCGAATCGTTCGTATGCGTGGTCAGTACGTTTCGTTTGACCCTCGTGAGTGGTCTAACCAGTACGACACCGACATTAACGTGGGTCTAGGTGCTGGTAATCGTCAAGAGCAAATGGCCATGCTGAGTATGGTTCTAACTAAGCAGGAGCAAGTCTTGCAGACAATGGGGCCAACTAACCCGCTGGTGTCTTACGGTCAGTATCGAAACACCTTGGGCCGTATGGTGGAAGCTGCTGGATTTAAGGATTCTGCTGAGTTCTATAAGTCGATCACGCCCGAACAAGATCAGATGATGAGCCAGCCGCAACCGCAGCAAGAGCCACCAATGCCTCCAGAGATTCAAGCGTACATGGCCAAGACGCAGGCTGACATTCAGGCGCAGCAGATGAAGGCACAAGCTGATATTCAGTTGTCGCAACAGAAGGCCGCTGCTGAGTTGGAGTTGATGCGCGAAAAGAACGCTGCACAACTCCAGTTGGAGCGAGAAAAAGCTGCTGCAAATCTTCAACTTAAAGAAGAAGAATTCATGGCCGAGGCTCGATTGAAGGCAATGAAGGTAGGCGCAGGTATTACTTCTAACATTGAAATACCAGGGTAATTATGCAAATACCTATGCCAACATTAGAGGAAATTACTGCATTTCTTGGAGTTCCTCCACCCGTTGAACCCGTCGAAGATGTTAAGCCTTCCAGCTACCTAAGCGAACTTAAAAGCAAGTTAACGCCTGCTCAATATGACGCGCTTATTGCGCCTTTGATGTACACAGCCAACGAAGCATTTGGCGGTAAAGTGCAAGATTATCAAGCACAGTTGTTGATGCCGCTGGATACATCTAAGTTTAAAAATCTAAATATAAAAGACCTTTACGAACCAGACTATTCCGTAACTGACGACGACGGCACTACTAGAAAAGTATCTGGACAGTTTAAGTCAGATACGGCTCCAGTAAGGGCGATGGAGTCAGATGAAGATACAGGGAAAGTAACCAAATGGCAGTCTTTAACACCCGTTGATGTTAACGGTGTTCCTGTATTTGTAAGCTACGATGCTAGCGGTAAACCTATAGGCTATGAAGGTGATCCAAGAACAACATCTTGGATTAACGGTAAGCAACGAATTATTGGTAATTGGGATGCCGAGGGTATGCCTAAACCAATAACTTCAACAAGTAGCGGTGGTGGTTTACTAGGTTCAGGTTTTGGATGGACAAACATACGAGATGCCTTGCAAGCTGCTGCTGTTGTTGCTGGTAATTATATTGTTCCAGGGTCTTCTTTACTGACTTCTCAGCTAGTTACTAAAGGCGCAAAAGAAGACCTTAGTACGGATGTTGGTGTGGCTGCTAATATTGCTGCTGGTGTTTCTGGCGGTGTTGATGGAAACAGTATCTTTGGTAATACTGCCAATTCTTCAATAAGCGCTGCTGATGTAGCTGCCGCCAATGCAACCGTAGACCCTATTGCTGCACTCAATGCTTCACAAGGATGGACTGCGGCAGACGTTGCCTATTTAACTTCTATTGGTGTATCGCCAGAAGTAATTGCAGCAAATACGCCAGCGGTTAATCCTGTTGTTGTAAGTCCTGTTTCTTTAGATTTGCCAGTTGGAACAACTTTACCTCCTTTTAGTGATGTTTCTCCTTTGCCTGTTAATGGGTTTGAATTGCCAGTAGGAACACCACCTCCAACGCTTGATGAAGTAATGGCAGCACTTAACGAGCCTGTTGCCCCACCACCTGTTGTTGCGCCACCTGTTGTTACGGCTCCTGTTTCTAGCCCTGTCTATTCGCCTGAGTTGCCCGTTGGAACAGAGCTGCCACCTTTGCCAGAGCCAACACTAGACGACATAATTTCTGAGATTACTGCGCCGCCTGTAAGCAATCCGATCTATGACATTACAGAGCCGTTATTACCACCAGAAGTTATATCAAACCCCGTCTACGACATAATAGACCCCATCTACGACATAACAGAGCCTCCTGTAAGCAACCCTGTTTACGACATAACAGAGCCTCCTGTAAGCAACCCTGTTTACGACTATGGTGAGCCATCAGTAAGCAACCCTGTTTATGATTACGGCGAGCCTGCGGTAAGTAACCCCGTCTACGACTATGGCGAACCTACGGTTAGCAATCCAGTTTATGACTACGGGGATGCAACGCCTACTGAGATAAATGCGGCTAAATCTGCAATGGTCTCAAGAGGCTTGTCATTTAAAGACGCTTTAGACTATGTTCGTGCAGGCTTCTTAATAAACGGTATTCTTGGCGACCCGCTAGATTTAACTGATACTCCTACTGGAGGTGGTGGCGGAGGTGGTACAACAGGCTTTGCAATCGTACCTGTGCCTACTGATTGGAGATCGCCTACCTATGCCGCGCCAGCAGCACCGATAGATATAAATTCGCTGTTTACAGACATGAATCTGTTAGGCAATACGCAATGGAAAGGCTTGGTAGACCAAAAGCCAAACATATCCTTTAATGATATATTTGCCGCAGGCCAGCAAAAGACTCCAATGGGGAGGCCTGTGAACATTAACCAGATCGTGAGCGCAATCCTTGGACAAAACACAGCAAGCCAAAAACCTGCTTAACGACCAGTTTTTTATGGGCGAGATTGAAGCCCTAAAGGATGCAGAGTTAAGAACGATTGTAAATTCTCAGCCAAATCAAGTAGAAGAGCGAGAATTTGCATATAATCGACTTAACGCATTACAATCTGTTATAACGCATTTTGAATCAATTGCCGCTACAAGCGAGATTGTCAAGAAGCGATGGAAGATTCTGTAACGTGAGTTACCTGTGGCATCCAGTTGATGCTGACAATTTGGGTAAGTAAATGAGCGAAAACACGACACCGCAAGGTAGTGGAACGCTGACGGTGGACACAGCCGCTTCAGCATTTTTGGGCATGATGGACGCAGCAGAAGCAGCCGATAACGGCCAAGCCGAACCTGAAGAAACTGAACAAGAATATGAGGCCGCAGATGAGCCAGAGTTGGTAGATTCTGAAGAAGCTGACGAACAGCCTAAACGCAAATATCGCATCAAAGCTGCAGGTGAGGAGCGTGAAGTAACTGAACAAGAGCTTATTGAGGGCTACCAATTAGGCGCAGATTACACCAAGAAGACCCAGAAGCTATCTGATGAACGTAAGTCGGTGGAAGCCGAACGTGCGAAGATTCAGGAAGCAAGCAAATTAAGAGACCAGTACGCCCAACGCTTGCAGATGATGGAACAATTCCTGAATCAGCAAAATAGGGGTGAAAATCTGGAGGCTTTAAAGGAATTAGACCCAATCGGATATGCCGTGAAGGTCGCTGAAATGTCTCAACGAGAGAAGCAGTTAGCAGTCCTGCAACAAGAACAGCAACGCATTGCCCAACAGCAACAAGCCGAGCAATCTGAGCGCCTGCAATACCATCTCGCCGAAGAAAGTCAGAAACTGTCATCAGTTATTCCAGGTTACGCAAACCCGAAAGAGGGCGATTCCATCCGCAAGGATATTAGGGAATATGCCAAATCAATCGGTTGGAGTGACCAAGAGCTTGCAGGGTTGTACGATTCTCGCGCTGTTTTGAGTCTGTATCATGGTATGAAGTACGCGAAACTTCAGAGCAATAAGCCTTCAATCACTAAGAAAGTGGAAGCGGCTCCGAAGATGTTGAAAGCGGGTACATCAATGCCACGAAGTTCAGAGGCAGAGCAGAACAAAAAACTTCATGCGAAGTTGCAACAAACGGGCAAAGTCCGTGACGCAGCTTTACTTTTTGAAAAATTTATCTAAGGATTTATCATGGCAACCTATCAAACCTACACCGCTGTTGGCCAGCGTGACGACCTCTCTGATGTTATTTATGACATCTCCCCAACTGACACCCCTGTGATGTCTACATTGGCTCGCGGCAAAGCAACTGCTGTTTACCACGAATGGCAAACTGACAGCTTGGCTGCTGCAACTACTGCAAACGCAGCGGTTGAAGGCGCTGACGCTTCTGACGCAACTATGTCTCCAACTGTGCGTTTGGGCAACTACACCCAGATCGTGCAAAAGACAATCAAAATCTCTGGCACTTTGGATTCTGTGGACAAAGCTGGTCGCAAGTCTGAAAAGGCTTATCAGTTGTCTAAGGCTTCTGCTGAACTCAAGCGCGACATCGAAACTATCTTGTGTGCAAACCAAGGTCAGTCTGCTGGTAACTCCACAACTGGTCGCACTATGGGCGGTTTGTTGTCTTGGATTAAGAGCAACACAAGCAAGTCTTCTGGCACTACCGCTGGTGTTGACCCAGTAACCATCGGCGTTTCTACCCGTACTGACGGCACACAACGCGCTTTCACCGAGACAATTTTGAAGGACGTTATCCAGAAGGTTTATTCCTCTGGCGGCAATCCTAAAATCTTGTTGGTTGGCCCGTTCCAGAAGCAAGCTGTGTCTGCCTTTGCTGGTATCGCTGCACAGCGTTACATGGCTCCTGCAAACGAACCTACTACTATCATCGGCGCTGCAGACGTTTATATGAGCGATTTCGGTACAATTTCCACGGTTCCGTCAAGGTTTATGCGTACCCGTGACGCTTTGGTGCTTGATCCTGAATACGCAGCAGTTTCCTACTTGCGCCCATTCGCCACAAACGAATTGGCAAAAGCTGGTGACGCAGAGAAAACACAAATTCTCGCTGAGTTGACATTGGAAATGCGTAACGAAGCTGCACACGGTATTGCTGCTGACTTGACCACTTCTTAATCTAACTGGGGGGCTAATCACCCCCCTTTTTTATGCGCCATATTTCATACAAAGACGGTAAAGAGTCTAATTTCCATGACATAGATGGGAATTATTTTATTGAGACTAAGCAAGACATTACTGGGATTATTGAAAGCAACAAAGCCCAATTCAACGCCATTGACGAAAGAGCCAAATGGGGTGAATGGACAAAGATTGCAAGCCTGCCCAATGCTGTCATTGACGACCTGAACAAACAGGGAATCATGCGAGGTTTTGCGGTTGCGGATGAAAAAAGGTTTCGAGCCTTCTTGAATAACCCTGATAATCGGTTCTTTAGAACTCGACCAGGCCAAGTATGAAGGTTGCTATTTGCGTTCCATGCCGTGACACAGTAATGACGGGGTTTGCCTTTGACTTGGCAAAACTCTGCGCTTATGAAGGTGTGACGAGATGTGCCAAGGGCGGCTCGCTGATGATCTACCAAGTGCCTGGCACTTTGATCTTTAATCAACGTGAACGTCTGGCAGAGGAAGCCTTAAAGGATGGTGCTGACGCTATCCTGTGGGTTGACTCTGATATGCGGTTTCCAAAGGATGCACTAGAGATTTTGCTATCGCGTGATCTCCCCATTGTGGGAGTAAACGCAACGACCCGCCGATTCCCTGTAAAGCCAACAGCGTTAGACATTGACCCCGAGACAAACGATCTGGTTAAGGTCAACAGCAAGGGTAAGACGGGTCTTGAGCAAGTTATGGGTGTTGGCTTTGGAATGGTTCTGATTAAAAAAGAAGTGTTCTTAGCTGCACAAAAGCCTTGGTTTTGGTTTGAACAAACCGATAAAGGTGGGACAATAGGGGAAGATATTTATTTCTGTGCAAAGGCGTTTGACGTTGGTTATCAAACTGTGATTGACCACGATCTATCAATGCACATTAGACATATCGGCACTTATGAATATGGATGGGATGACGCATGAGCTTGGCTACTTATTCAGACCTAAAGACTACGGTTGCTAATTACTTAGCCCGTACAGACTTAACGACACAAATCCCTGATTTCATTCGTTTTGCTGAGTTGCGTCTGCGCCGCGAGTTGCGTATTCGCCAGATGCTCAAGACCGTGACAACCACGACAACAGGTGGAAGCGCGACTGTGGCTTTGCCTTCAGACTTTCTTGAGGCGCGAGACTTTTACGTTTCGACTAACCCTATTCAACCTTTGACGTATGCCAGCCCTGCGATCTTTAGCCGTAACACAAACACGACCCAAAGCGGCAAGCCTTTGAACTACACGATTTTGGCAAGTGAGTTTAAGTTGTCGCCTGTGCCTGATTCAAACTACACGCTTGAGATGCTGTACTTTGCTGCGCCTGTGTTTATGGATGACACAGTTTCAAGTAATGTCTTTATGGCCAATGCGCCTGATGCTTTGCTTTATGGTGCTTTGGTAGAAGCAGAGCCTTACCTAATGAATGATGCGCGAGTAAATACATGGGGTTCTTTGTATGACCGCGCTATCGCTACCCTGAGTAAGTCTGATGAATCTTCACAGTATTCAGGTGTTCCACTTTCAATGTCTTACGCTGTGAGGTAAATATGGCCGAAATTAGTAACTATCTTGAGAACGCACTTGTAAACGCAACCCTGCGGAACACAACGTACACAAGCCCTACCACCGTCTATTTGGCACTTTACACAACAGACCCAACAGATGCTGACTCTGGTACTGAATGTTCTGGTACTGCTTACGCTCGTCAGTCAATTACTTTTGGCGCTCCTTCTAATGGTGTAACCACAAACTCTGCGGCGATTGAATTTCCCCAAGCTGGTAATTCATGGGGAACGATTACGCACATTGGTATTCGTGACGCCTTAACAACTGGCAACCTCTTGTTTCACACGCCTTTGGATGCGTCTAAGACCATTGCAACTGGTGACGTTTTCCGTGTGGCCATTGGTTCATTGGGCGTCACTTTAGCGTGATATGGCTGATCTACTCCCCCCGTGGACGATAGACAGCCTTGACAATTTAAAGGCTAGTCTTGACGATTTAACCCTGTCTTTGGACAGCGCGTTATATACAACGTCAGTTACAAAGTGGGATGCTTACGGCTCAGTTAACACGACTACAAGTGTTTCTGCTGCTGGTTCAAAGGTTAATTTTGCTTCAGGCTCTATGTCTGCGGCTGCGACAATTACTGCCTTGGGTGGCTTGGTTGCAAATGCAGCGGCCAGCATAAATACAACAACGACAGTAAGCTCAGATTCAATCAGGGTGCGTACCGCTGATGCGGCTGTGTCTACCGAAACAACTGTAACGGCTTTGGGCGGTTTGGTGGCTGGCGCTGATGCAAGTATGTCTGTGACTGCGGACGTTACGGCTAATGCGTTTGCGGTGTTTGACTTCACAGGCTCCGCAAATTGTGCGGCGATTGTCGTTTGCGATGGCCGTAGAAGTGGCGATAATTGGGGTGATGTGGCTGGTTCTGGGGACACTTGGACAGATGTTTCAGTTGGAGATAACACTTGGACACCAGTAAGCGCAGGCTCAAACACTTGGGATGATGTATCAATTGGTTCGAACGATTGGGCTGACAAATCAATAAATGACAACACTTGGCTGAGACAGGGTTAAACATGGCAACGCAACGTATACCTTTTGGCGAATGGATGCCAGACCAACCAGGCATAACTGGCTCATTGACTGACGCTAAGAATTGCGTTTCTCAGTCTTTTGGTTATGGCCCTTTCCCGCAGGCTGTGGCGTTCTCTGCTGCGGCTGCTGAAAACCTTACAAGTCTGTTTGCTGGTAAACAACCAGACGGAACAACCAAGCTGTTTGCCGCTGGCCGTACCAAGATTTACACCGTTTCAGGCGTTGGCGCTGTTACTCAGGTGAATACTGGCTACACAACAGCATCCACCGAGCGTTTCCGCTTCACCCAGTTTGGTGACGTTGTTATCGCTACTGACAACTCATCAAAGTTGCAGGCATGGACATTAGGGACTTCTACGGCATTTGCTGACTTGGCTGCTGCTGCGCCTATTGCGAAATACATCACAGTTGTGCGCGACTTCGTGGTAACAGCGAATACCTATGAGAGCGCCAAACAAGAGCAATATCGGGTTCGTTGGTCAGGCATTAACGATGAAACCACTTGGACGCCTTCAGCCACTAACCAGGCCGACTTTCAAGACCTTGCCGATGGCGGTCAGATCATGGGCATCCGAGGCGGCGAATTTGGCTTAATCCTGCTAGAACGTGGCATACAGCGAATGTCTTATATCGGTTCACCTCTGATATTCCAATTCGATAACATTAGCCGTAATAAAGGCTGTATGGTTTCAGGCTCAGTTGCTCAGTATCAAGGACTGACGTTCTTTTTATCTGATGATGGCTTTTATGTTTGCGATGGCCAACAAGTTCTGCCAATTGGTTCTGAAAAGGTAGATCGTTGGTTCTTGGATGACGTAAGTGAGGATGACTATCCATCTATGTCAGCGGCTGTTGACCCTGTTCGTAAGCTGATATTGTGGAACTACAAAAGCAAAAACGGTTCTCGCAAGCTGATTATGTACAACTTCAACACAAAGAAGTGGACGTATGGAGATGCGGGTACTGACTTTATTTCAGACGCATCTAGCGCATCATCTACGCTTGAGGAATTGGACAGCATTAGCGCATCCATTGACGCTTTGCAATCACCTTTAGATTCGATTCTTTTTATTGGTGGAAAGTATTTCCTTGGAGGCACTTTGGCCACAAAGGTTATTACCTATACGGGTACACCGATGACAGCAAGAATCCAGACGGGTGACATTGAAGCTGGTGGGCAGTCTGTGGTTACCTTGGCTAGACCGCAAGTCGATCAAGGCTCTGCGACTGTGGCTGTGGCTTCGCGCCGACTGCTAAGTGAAGACGTAACCTTTAGCACCGCTGTTGCCGCAGATGACGACAACCGAGTGCCTTTGCGTGGTTCTGGCAAATATCACCGTATTGAGGTTAACCCTACGGGTGGCCGATGGAAGTCAGCAGTTGCGGTGGATGTTGACATTACCCCAATGGGAGTTCGCTGATGTATCGCGTATTGCCTCCTTTTGGTGGAGATCAACGCGCTATTGCCGAGGTCGTTAATGGGATTATGAACGGCAAGACCAATAACACAGGCTCAGTCACTTTGGCGACAGGTGGTGCTTTAACAACCACAATCACAGATGAGCGCATTGGCTACGATTCAAATATTATCCTAATCCCTGCTTCTGCTGCGGCCTTTGCTGATACCGTTCCGTATGGGGCTTTTCAGGATGGAACAGATCAGACAGCGGCCAGCACAACGACTGCGTATGCAATAACCTTTGACACGACTGATTATTCAAACGGCGTGACTTTATCCGATAGTTCAAGGATTAACGTAAAAAACGCTGGTGTGTATAACATTCAGTTTAGCATCCAGTTTAAGAACACGACCAACGATTCTCAAGATGCAGATGTGTGGTTTCGTAAGAACGGAACGGATATACCAAAATCTAATAGTCGGTTTGGCCTTGCGCCAAGAAAAGGCGCTGGTGACCCTTATCACACGATTGGGTCGCTTAACTATTTTGTTGAGTTGGCGGCCAATGATTACGTTCAGCTAATGTGGCGGGTATCTAATACGGGTGTTTCTATTGAGCAACATCCTGCGGATACAAGTCCAACACGGCCAGCAGTCCCGTCTGTAATCTTGACTGTGAACTATGTAAATCCATCGGCAACGACCAATATTTACGTTAGTTCAAAGGCCAAGGGTTCAGCAACACTCACGCATTTTGCAAACTCAACCGCCAGCAAAACATATAACTATGTGATTGTTGGATAACGTATATAATCGGCTCCGTGGATGACCCGCAACGGAGTCCTTTAAAGAAAGGCGCTTATGGCAGTCGGAACAACCACATCCACACAAACCACACAGATTGACCCTACGATTCAACCTTACCTGAAATATGGTCTGGAAGAAGCGCAGCGTCTTTATCAAGGTGGTGGCCCACAATACTATCAAGGCCAAAACTTTGTTGGCCCGTCTACATCAACAGAGACAGGCTTACAAGCCTTAGAAGCTCGCGCCAAAGCTGGCAACCCTTTACTTGGTCAGGCTCAAGGTGTATTCAGTAATGTGGCTACTGCTGCATACAACCCCGCATTGGCTCAATATCAGAATTTGTATCAAACCGCAGGCTTTGACCCAAGCGCCCAATTTTACGGGCAAGTTGCAGGTGGTGGATATGTTAATCCAGCCTTGGCTGGTACTGCTGCAACAGCAGGCGGTGCATTTCTAGGTGGCAATCAGTTTTTCCAAGGTGCTTTTAAACCTGCTGCACAGGCTGCTACTGATGAATTTAATACGGCAATTGGCAACGTAACTTCACAGGCTTCAAAGGCTGGCCGTTTCGGTTCTGGTGCTATGACTAATTTGCAGAGTGCTGCTGCTGGCCAATTGGCTCAAAAGCTGACGGGAACTGCTGGACAACTGGCATATCAAAATTATGCGGCTGAACGTGCAGCGCAAGAGGCGGCACAATCTCGCGTTGGTGCATTGTCACAGCAAGATTTTGCTAACCGCATGGCGGCTGCTAATCAACTTACATCGGGCGCACAAAATCAATATAGCCAACAACTTGCGGCTACATCTGGTTTGGGCGGTACATATCAAAACGCAATCCAACAGCAATTAGCTGCCGCAGGTCAACTTCCTCAATTGGCTGAAGCTGATTATGGCGACATTAACAAAATGATGGCCGCAGGACAATTGCGCGAAGGTTATCAGAATCAAGCCCTTCAAGCTGATATGGCTAAATATGCGTATCAACAGAACTTGCCACAGCAACAACTGACTAATTATTTGAATCAAGCCTACGGTTTCCCTGCTGGTCGGACTGCTACAACACAACAGCCTTACTTTACTAATCCAACTGCTTCTGCTTTGGGTACTGGCTTGCTTGGCGTTCAATTGTTGGGTGGCTTAGACCGAATGGGAACTGGTGGCTCTGGCGGCATTGGCCAAGGATATGACTTTTTGAAAAATACATTCTTTGGTTCATCTAATCCAGTATATGACTACTAAAAACAAGGATTAAATCATGGCACTACTAGATTCAATCTACGGCGAAACCCCTGCTTACTTTGGCGGTCTTCTTGGTGAAGACGAGCTAAGACGCCTGCAAGGTCAGGCACAAAGCCAATCTAATCTTGGTATGGCTACGGCTTTGCTTCGTGCTGGCGCTCCAAGCCGTACACCTGGCGGCGGTGCTTTGGCTATTGCTGAAGGTTTGCAGATGGGTCAGCAGGCTTACAAACAAGCGTTGAACCAAGGTCTTCAGGAAAAGATGCAAGAAATGCAAATTGGTGAGCAATTGCGTAAACAGCAAGAAGCTCGACAAATCCGACAGCTTTCTAGCCAATTGATTAACCCTGCTGTTGCCGCTGGCGAAATGAACTTTTCAGGCTCACCAGATCAGATTGCTCAATACTTTCAAACGCCTGGCCAAGCTGTTATTCCAACTACATCACAAGCGATGCCAGCGTCAGTTAACATGAATGTGGCATCACGCATAGCGCAACTTTCAGCAGACCCATTGGCTGCTTATGCTAATTTGGCTAAGTTAGTACCTGACTTGCGTAAGGCTGGTTTTGTTGGCGCAGGCACACAGGGCGAAAACCCATTTGATATTTTTGTGGCAGATGCAACGGTTCCAGCCCCTCTTAAATCATTGGCTCAACAATATCAAAAGAGTTATGCAAGCGGTCAACTTGACCCAGAAAGAACTAATGAGGTTATGCGCCAATTGGCTACAAGCGTTCAATCTGCACAGCAATTTGCACAGCAACAAGCTGGCACTCAAGAAAACAGAGAATTTACTCGCATGATGGCAGGCCAAGGCGCAGCAACGCAGCGTATGTTGGCAGAAGAAAAAATTGCTGCTGCACAAGAAAAGCGAGAAACAGCAGCCACGGGCAAGTCTGAGGCTAAAACACAATTGACTGACATTGTTGGTTCATTGAAAAAGAACTACGAAACCTTGAAAGAACAAGGCGGCATTGTTAGCACGACTGAATCAGGATTTGGCAACTTAGGGGCTAGATTAAGTTCTTCTGGTTTAGGTCAAGCTGTTGGCGGTGCTGTTGGCGCTAAAACCCAAGAGGAGCGTCAGAAGATTGAACAGACTCGACCTTTGTTGTTAAACTTGATTAAGAACGCAACAGGCATGAGCGCACAGCAAATGAACTCCAATGCTGAAATGCAACTTTATTTGAACGCTGCGACAAACCCACAACTAAGCTACGAAGCCAACTTGGAGGCTTTGAAGAACTTAGACAAACTTTATGGTTTGGGGAATGTGGCTAAAGATATTGAAAAAGAACTCAAGAATCCTGCAAAACCTTCTGGCCCTTCTAAGAGTGGGTGGTAAACATGGCTGACATTACAGTTTCATTTACTGATGGCACTTCTCATGTGTATGAGAACGCTCCTGATTCATTAAGTCGTGATGACGTTTTAAAGCGCGTCATGACTGACTTTCCTAATAAAAGACCAGAGAATTTATCACGCGAATCTTATAAAGAGATGGGCGCTTTGGATGTTGCAACTAAGGCAGTAAAGAATCTGCCCTCATCAACTTCAAAGATGGTTGGCGACATTATTTCTGCTATTTCTAGCCCATTGCAGACAGGTAAAGCGATTCTTGATGTTGGTGCTGGTGCATTGCAAAACATCTTGCCAGAGTCGTTGGTTCGGGCTATTGGTGAGGATAAGCCATCACGCCAAGCTGCTAATCAAGTTGCACAAATGTATGTGGACAAATACGGTTCGGCAGAAGCCGCTAAACGAGCTATTGCAACCGACCCTGCTAGTGTGATGGCTGATATTTCAACCGTCTTAACTGGTGGCTCAATGGCGGCTGTAAAGGCTCCACAAGTTGCTGGTGCGCTATCAAAAGCTGCAAGCCTGGTAGACCCGTTATCGTTGGCCGCTAGGGGTACTGTTGCTGGCGTAAGAGGCGCTGGAAAAGTTGCTGAAAACGTCCTTGGCGTAACAACTGGCGTAGGTTCAGAGCCAATTGCCCAAGCGTTTAAAGCTGGTGTAGAGGGTGGTCAACGTGGCCAGCAATTCACACAGAATATGCGCGGTACTGCTGACATGATGGAAGTCTTGGATATTGCAAAGCAGAATCTAAATCAGATTCGTATAGATCGCAGCAACGCATACAAAACAAACATGGCAAATATTAAGGGCGACAAAACCGTTCTTGATTTTTCAGGCATTGATAAAGCTGTTGATGAAGCATTTAACAAGGTTTCATTCAAAGGTCAAATCACAAACAAAGATGCGGCTGCAAAGGTTGTAGAAGCTCAAACAATCATTGATGAATGGAAAAAGTTAGACCCTGCGGAATATCACACACCAGAAGGCATTGACCAATTAAAACAAAGTGTTGGTCAAATCCTTGAGGGTTTGCAGCCAAGAACACAGTCAGACATGGTTATTAAAGGTGTTTACAGCTCAATTAAAAATGAGATCAACAAACAAGCGCCTACCTATGCAAAGACAATGAAGGCTTACTCTGAATCAACTGACTTGATTCGTGAGATTGAGCGTTCGTTGTCTCTTGGCGACAAGGCTTCTGCTGATACTGCGATGCGTAAATTACAGTCATTGACCCGCAATAATGTAAATACAAACTATGGCCAACGACTGAAACTAGCACAAGAGTTAGAGGCTCAAGGTGGCCAACAGATGATGCCTGCATTGTCTGGCCAGGCTTTAGCTGAATTTACTCCAAGAGGAATTCAACGAGCAACTGCCCCGATTGGCGGCGTTGGGTTGTTCTCTGTTGGTGGAATCCCTGCTGTTGTCGGTGGTGCTGCTTTGTCTTCTCCTAGAATTGTTGGAGAGGCTACTTATGGTGCTGGTCGTGCCACAAGAGGATTGCTTGACGTTCGCAATCGTATGCCAGAACTAGACTATCCAACAATGTTTAATCTGCTGTACCAAGCAGAACAAATGAAGCAATAAAGGAATCAAAATGCCAAAAACCAAAATCAGTGAGTACAGCAGTACCGCAAACTCGAACACAGACGTAGCGTCAATCAACATAGATGAAGGCTGCGCTCCTAGCGGTATCAATAACGCCATTCGTGCTGTTATGGGTCACTTAAAGGACTTCCAAGTTGGCACTAACGGCGACCCATTTAACGGCCCTCATAACGGTACTGTCGGGGCTACAACCCCTGCGTCTGGTGCGTTTACTACCTTGTCTGCTACGGGCGTAACGACTGTGCAAGCTGGTACGGTTTCACTACCTGCTATCACCACAACAGGCGACACCAACACGGGTATCTTCTTCCCTGCCGCTGACACCATTGCCTTTACTGAAGGTGGTGCGGAATCTATGCGCATTGATAGCTCAGGCAATCTTGGTTTAGGCGCTACTCCTAGTGCTTGGGCCGCTGGCAGTAAAGCAATTCAAATTACTGGAAATGGCTCTATTGCAACTCAAGGTGCATTTGACATTATTGCTAATGGTTTTAACGATGGGACAAACTATAACTATATTACAAGCACTTTGGCTTCAAGATATACACAAGTAAACTCTCAGCATCGTTGGTTTACTGCGCCGACAGGTACGGCAGGTAGCCCCATCACCTTCACCCAAGCAATGACGCTTGATGCTAGTGGAAACTTTCTGGTGGGTCAAACGTCCTCTTTAGGTAAATTAACACTTAAGCAACCTACTGGAAGCACAGTTATTGCAGCAAACATAGATGGCTCAACTTCATCCGAAAGCATATTGTTGAATGTGTCAGGATTTGGACAGGCTAACGTTGCCAGACTTGCATTGACAGCCCCGACTGTTGATGTTAGACCAGCACTAACCTTTTCATTGTTTAACGGTGGGTTGGACGGTTTTCAAGAACGGATGCGTATTACAGCCGCAGGTAGCGTAGGTATTGGTACAGGCTCTACTGCTGCAAATGCTAGATTAACAGTCCAAGGTGGCAACTTTGCTTTTCAAAGCACAACTACTTCTGCCACAACTTCTGTTGGATATATCAGCGGGTTTTCTGACAGAAATAGCTCCAACTATGAAATAGGAAAAATTGATTTCCAAACAGGTGCTTTTGCAGATGCTGGAAATATGTTGTTTAGCACAAAAGTTGGAGCAGGTTCTTTAACAGAGCGTATGCGCATCGACAGCACAGGTAACGTATCTATTGGAGTTGCAACAGCATCCACATTGCTAACATTGCAAAAAACTTCTGGAGAAATGTTTAGGGCTATTGTTTCTTCAAACACGGGTCTATATACAAGCATTGGTGCTGATGGCGACGGCGGCTTTATAAACGGTAGTACAAATCTAGTCTTACGGACTGGCAACACAGAACGTGCTCGTATCGACAGCGCAGGCAACCTAGGCTTGGGAGTCACTCCTAACGCTGCTTGGGCTACAAATAGGAAAGTTATTCAGCTTGGTGGTCTTGCGGGAACTGTTGTTGCTTTCAATGGAACGGGCGGCTCTGGAGAGCAGTTTTACAACTCTTACTTTAATGCCTCCTCTCAAAACATTTACAACGCAACCAATTTCGCTGGAAAATCAGATTTTAATGTTGCCTCTGCTGGTGGTTTTACTTGGCAATTAGCCCCATCAGGCACAGCAGGTAACACCATCACCTTTACCCAAGCAATGACGCTTACAGCGGCGGGGAATTTGGGTGTTGGTGCAACAAGCCCTAGCGCAAAGTTGGAAGTTACTTCTTCTGGCTCTGCAAGCACCGCTATTTTGCGAAATACCTCTAGTACAGCAGCCACATATTCTGAACTTTTCTTTGCTCCATTTTCAGGAGTAACCGCAGCATCTGCGGCAATTCGTTCAACATACAGCGGATTTAATGATAGTTCGATTGAGTTTTTAACAACATCTTCAACGTCAGCGCCTACGGAAAAAATGCGCATCGACAGCGCAGGTCGAGTTGGTATTGGTACAACGTCTCCGGGTGTGTACACATTACACATTTCTAATGCATCGCCCTCGGTGCGAATTTCAGGAACTTCTGAAACAGCGGCGCAAACTCAATCTTTGTTTTTTGGAACTACTACCTACAACCGTTCCGAAATACGGTCTATAAACGTAGGAACGCAAGGCGCAGATTTAACATTTTTGACATCGCCAACGGGTTCTTCATCAGTAGAACGTATGCGCATTAACAATGGTGGTAGCTTATTAGTTGGACGCACAACTGCTGGATTAGATAATGGCGCTGGATTGACAGTTCTTTCCACGGGAAGCGTACAAGTTGAATGTACTGGGTCAAGTTTCTTTAATAGAGTTGGTTCAGATGGCGCTGTTCTTTCATTTAGACGGCAAAACGCAGATGTTGGCTCTATTACAGTTAATGGATCAGGAACACTATACAACGTTACGTCTGATCAACGCCTAAAAGAAAACATTGTTGATGCTTCTCCTGCATCTGCTTTGATTGATGCCATTCAAGTGCGTCAATACAATTGGAAATCAAACGGCTCATTCCAACGCTACGGCTTTGTTGCTCAAGAGCTTGTAACCGTAGCCCCTGAAGCTGTCCACCAACCCGCTGACCCAGAAGAAATGATGGCAGTTGACTACTCCAAACTTGTACCTATGCTGGTCAAGGAAATCCAATCCCTGCGTCAACGTGTCGCACAACTTGAATCTAACTAAGGAAAAACCATGACTACCACTTGGACAATCAACCAACTTGACCGCAACACTTCTGACGGTTTCGTCACAACAGTTCACTACAACGTGACTGCTACTGACGATGACTTTTCAGCATCCACCTACGGCACTATCGGCTTTGAAGCTGGTACACCTGCAACACCTTTTGCATCCCTGACAGAGGCTCAAGTAGTTGCATGGGTAAAAGACAAGCTAGGCGAGGAAGTCGTTGAGGCTGCATTGGCTGCTCAGATTGAAGCTCAGAAGAACCCTGTTAAGGCTTCTGGATTGCCTTGGGGTCAAGCATGAATCTGAATCTCGAAACCGCAGAAGTTAACTTCATCCTTCAGGTCTTAGGCCAATTGCCAACAAGCTCGAACGTCTACCCTTTGCTGAAGAAGATCGAGGGTCAGGCTATCGAACAATCCCCGAAAGCGGAAGATGGACAACCAACAGCTATTTAACCTAGTGGTCAGCGTTGCTGGCTTCTTGGCTGTCTACACCCTCAATGGCCTGACTCGAAAGATTCAGCGCCTTGAGGATGAGTTAAAGACGCTGCCGCATGACTATGTGCAGAAAGACGACTACCGCGCTGATATGCGTGACGTTAAAGAATTGCTCAAGCAGATATTTGACAAGCTAGACGCAAAGCAAGACAAGTAATGTGGACCCAATCTCCTTCTTATGGCACAAAGTGCAGTCGGTGCTATCCGCGCTGGTTGCCAAATGCTATCAGAAGGCAAAGCGTTTATTGATGACGCTAAGTCTGAAGTGGAAAGCATTGTCGGTCAAGTCACAGAGGCTTATGAAACAGTCACAGGCTTATGGGGCTGGATTATTGGACTTTTTGGCGGCACTAAACAAACTGAGGATGCACCAACAGCAGCACCAGTTGCAGCAACCGAATCCATCAAACCTGTTGCAAAGAAGACAAAAAAGCAGCCAGACAAAGAATTAAGTTACGAGGAATTTCAGGCTAGGGCTGTCCATGAGATATGCGAGAACCTAAAAGTCTACTTTGAAGCGATAAGACATTTAAAAACGCATTGTCGGGAACTTGAGGAAGAAGCTCTTACGACAGAGAGGGTTGCCGATAGTGCAATTGACAGAATTGAGATGCAATGGCAAATGAAGGAGCTGAACAAGCAACTTAAACAGGCCATGATCTATGGAACACCAGAGGAGCTTGGTCTGGGTGCAATGTATAAAGAATTTCTGTTGAAGTATGACGAGATTTTGGAAGAACAAGAGGTTGCGCGTGAGTTGAAACGTAAGAAAGAACGAGACACAGCATGGCAACACGAACACCGTCAAG